GGGTTTGACGAGTTCCCGGTAGCTGTTGGACGATTTATGAAGAAAACAGGCGAGAAGTGGGGATATTCCCCGGCTATGGATGTTCTGGCAGATATCAGGATGATAAACGCAGAGAAAAAGACATTGATCCGGGCAGCCATGAAAATCGTTGATCCCCCGGGCTCTATCCCGAGCCGTGGATTTATGATGCCGCTGAATATGAACCCGTCAGGACTAAACTATCGCAATCCCCAGACTGAGAAAGACGCATATCAGGCTATGGAAACAAAGGGCAACATTCCTATTGGGTTTGAAATGATCCGAGATGTCAAAGAGTCGATTGAAGAAGGGTTCTTCGTACCGTTATTTAAAGCCTTCTCGCAGATAACCAAGCAAATGACTATTCCAGAGGTTCAGCGTAGGATAGCTGAGAACATGGTACTCTTAGGCCCGGTGGTAGGCAGGCATACGCAAGAGGTCTTAGACCCTATTATCATCAGGACATTCAACATTCTATTCAAAAACGGTCATTTCCCGCCAGCCCCGGCAGTTCTCGCAGGGCAAGAGTTTGATGTCGTTTACATTTCACAGTTAGCCAAGGCGCAGAGAGCGAGTGAGATCCTTTCGTTAGAAAAGACTTTAGCCACGGTTGCCGAAATATCCCAATTAGTGCCGTCAGTTTTAGATAAGATCGATACTGACAAGGCAGTTGACATTATAGCCGAGATCAACGGGACGAACCCAGAGCTTATTCGGGATGATAAAGAAGTCGCCACGATTCGGGAGATCAAACAACAGATTGAAGAAAAAAGAGAGCAGATCGAGCAAGCCGGGCAGGTTGCGCAGACTGCTGAAACTATAACAAGGGCAGAGAAAAACCTTAAACCCACGGGGGCGAAATGACAAAGAATTTAGGAGTCAAAGAAAAGGTGTCTATGGAGATAGACGCATTTTACAAGGACACTCAAAACGAAAGAACCAAGTTAATTATTGAATTAAGTATGGCGCAGCTTGTTGAATGGTATCAAAGCACAGAAGTAACGCGATCATCATACGGGACGCTAAGGGCAATTCTGCAAGACGATATAGAGAACTTTACATATCTGGGAGCCATAATAAAAATGATCCCTATTGAAAAAACAAAAACTATCAGGTTGTCATTACCATGAGAGGCGTCAGAGTCAAGATATTGCGGAAGAAGTTAGCTAAGGAATACCCGGAGTTATACCGAATCCACGGGAAGCGGTTGGTATCATTTAAAAACCTATTCCGGCAAGTCAAGCGGGCTTATTTAAGGACAGGATTGACATGAGCGTAATCATCATAAAGTCCCGGAAAGTCTTATCCTTATCTCATCTTAACCGAATGGCGTTAAGGAAGATATTTGAACCCAAGACACTCACTTTGGTAGATGAACGATTGTTAGATGACAGCATTAATGCGTGGAGTAAGAAAGCTGATCTTGCAAAGGACGAGCGCAGAGAGTTACAGGTTATCATCACGGCTTTGATAAAGAACGAAGAAGGCAAGTTTAAGGAAGTGAATGAAAGTTATAAGCGATTTGATATTAATTACAAACAAGTTTACAGCGAGGGATTATGAAAGACATTGACGACAACCAGTTAAGAAAACATTATATGCAGACTTTCAATACAGAGTCCGGGCAGATCGTGTTGAGGGATTTAGAGAATCGGTGTCATAAGAGAGACACGACGTTTATGCCTATGGTAAATATGTTTGGAGAAGAGATTTATATAAACGAGGGCAAGCGGCAGACCCTTTTACATATAGAAAACATGATGTCATTAGAAAACATTGAACCAACGAAAGGAAGTGAATGATGTGGATAACCACAGTCTTGAAAAAGATAACTATGGCCCAGAAGTTAGGCAAGTTTCCGTTTAACAACAAAGGATTTGCAGGAGAAGATGAGGCAGCAGCGGCAGCGGCAGCAGAAGCGGAGGCCACGGCAGCGGCAGCAGCAGCATCACAGTCAACAGGCAAGTTTTACGAAGGTTTCTCACCTGAGATCAAGAACCATCCGTCAATTCAGAAGTTCGATAACGCCGAGTCTTTAGGTAAGTCATACGTTGAGTTAGAACGTAAGATCGGTGCAAAGGGAGTAATCATCCCGGCACATGGCGCAGGCGCAGAGGAAGTGTCGAGTTTTCATAAGGCTTTAGGGCGCCCGGACGTATCAGACGGGTATCAATTCCAGATTCCCGAGAATATGCACAAGGCGGTTGTTTCAACAGCAGAGACGCAGAAAGACTTTAAAGACGTCGCGTTTAAGCATGGTTTATCAGCAGATCAGGCAAAAGGTTTACATAGCTGGTATTTAAGCAAATTATCCGATGCTCATACGCAGCAGGAAGCATCTGAGAAAACGGCTAGGGATGAAGCGTCTACCGCGTTACGCAGTAAATGGGGGACGATGAATGACACTAACATGGCATTAGCGCAAAAGGTTATTGCTAAGTTTGGCGGTGAAAAAGCCCAAGAGTTTCTTGATAAAGGACTCGGCAACGATCCCGCTATGATAGAGTTCTTTGCTACTATTGGCGGGAAGTTAAGTGAGGACGTTCTCGGCCCCGGGGGAAATAGCAGGTTTGGCGCTATGAACGCGACAGAGGCACAGGCTAAGATCAACGAAACACTTGCTAACCCGAACCATCCGTATCAGGACTCGAATAGTCCATTACACGCCGAATCTGTTAAGGAAATGACATCGTTGTATCAGATCGTTGAAGGCGGGGGGCAATAATGGGAAAACCAAATCGTAATGATGCCCCTATTGCGCCACCATTGACAGATTTACAAAAAACAAATTTAAGGCTGACCAGCGTTGAAATAGCCATTAAGTACGGCACGAAGTTAGGCTTTGAACGTGATGTATGTTTACGCGAAGCTGAAAAAATATACAACTTTGCTTTAGGGCAATCTGCTGACGAAGCAGCCCCGATAGCAAGTTAAGATAAGGGCAATCTCACAAAGAGACCCAACCGTAGTATAGACCCAGACTCCTGGATAATCTATTAGACAAACTAGATTAATTCTTTCAAAGAGGAGGATTCAAAAATGGGTAATATAACTACTGCCTTTGTGAGACAATATACGGATAATATCCGTTTACTCGCCCAGCAAAAAGGCACAAAACTAAGATCGACGGTACAGGTCGACACTAATTTTACTGGGGAATTTAAGTTTTACGATCAATTAGGCGCGGACGAAATGACCGAGAAGGTCTCCCGCAACCAAGACACACCGATTGACCAAGCCGATCACAAAAGACGCAGAATCACAAAGCGTGATTTTGTTCATAACAAGATGTTGGATTTAGAAGATCGGCTTGCCATGATCGTTGACCCAAAAGGTAAGTATTCAATAAGCGCAGGGTATGCGGCTGGCCGACAGATGGATGACATTATCATCGAGGCTTTTAACGCTACTGCATATACAGGTAAGACAGGATCAACCGGGACAGATTTCACCGTTGGAAATCAAATCGCCGCTGGTGGAACAGGTTTAACAAAAGCCAAATTGTTAGCAGCTAAGAAACTTCTTGATGACGCAGATATTGAGGAAGAGGACAGACATATAGTTTGCGCTCCTTCCCAGATCAATGATCTTCTTAACACGACTGAGGTCTCAAGTTCAGATTACAACACGGTTAAGACATTGGTACAGGGCGAAGTTGATACATGGTTAGGCTTCAAGTTCCATAAGATCACCAGGTTGTCAGTTGATGGCGAGGATGCACGTCTTTTGTACGTTTATCATACATGGGCGATGCAGCTTGCTGTTCAAAAAGAACCAACGGCCAGAGCAGATCAAAGACCAGACAAAAACTATGCTTGGCAAGTATTTATGTCAATGAGTATAGCGGCAACTCGGCTCGAAGAGTCACGCATTGTCGAGATTGCTTGTACGGAATAATTCAATTTAACAATTGAGTAAAACAAAAAAGGAATAAAAATCATGGCTACAGTATATGGTGTGAATAAAACACTTGTCCGAACCCCGGACATTAATAATAGGCTGGCCGCCGGATTATTCGATGGCCGGGTAAAGTTGGTGTATGACACTTACGAGTGCGACGCGCTTGCGATAGCTTCTGTTATCGAAATGTGTCCTAAGATTCCACTCAATGCGATTATTCTTGATGTCATTCTTCATACCGACGATTTAACGAACAACACTACGTTAAAAGTCGGGGATTATGAAGATCCTGACAGATACATCGTTGCGACGGATCACGGCGCTGGCGCTGAACTCGTAACAAGAATGGGAATTGGCGACATTGATGGTAGAGGATATACCATGGATGAAACTACTCCCGGCGCAACTACATCTGACCGGCAAATCATTATCACGACTGCCGCGGGTATAGCCACAGGATCCATTAAGTTATTGGTTCTTTTTGCGCATGATTAGTTGTGTATAAACAAACGGGGGCAGGGATTAATGCTCTGTCCCATAATAAGGAGGGTTGTAATGGGAAAATTCAAAACAATGCTGACTATGTTGATGGTATGCGCATTTGTTTTTGCTTTTGCCCCCGTTAGCTTTGCCTCGGTAGGTGTCTTAGATGATGGCACGATGTTAGGGGCAGCGATGGATCTCAATTTTACGGGAGCAACGGTTACTTTATCTGGGGGTAGAGCATCGGTCGCATTAGATGCTATAACCAGCGGATCAATCGATGGGGCGGTTATAGGAGGAACAACCGCAGCGGCTGGTACGTTCACTACCCTAGAAGCAGAAACAAGCATGACACTTGACGGCGTAACGATTACGAGTTTCGGTGGGGTAATAAGCCCATGGACAGATGGCGGGGCTACGACTACACTTAACTCTGCGCCAGCGAAGTTTATCGCTACTCATGCGACAGGCAGTTTATTCGCAACACAGCTTGAAGCAGGAACAGGCGATGTTGTGTTGGAGAACGCACAGATAATTGATGGCGGCACAAACGGCGCTATCAAGCTGACCGAAGCCGGAGACACATTGTCTCTTACTTACGATGGGACTGATGTTGTTGTAGACACCACGAATGGAGGCGTAATTTATAGCCTCACACAAGCAGATGGCGATATAGAGTTTCGTTTAAGCAATGACGCTAACGACTATATAGTCTTTTCAACAGCAGCGAATATACCGACAATCACTACCGTAGCGGCAGGGGATGGGGATTTAGCTCTTGTTCCGGGTGGTGGTGATCTTCTCATCACAGGCGATACTGACGTTAGCGGTACATTAACAGTCGGGGCGTTTGCGTTGACATCCATTACTATGGGTGACGACATTCTTAGTCGCGCGGCAGATGACTTGTTAAGATGGGCGCCAAACGACGAAGAAGCAGACTTGCAGCTTTATGGTTTTGACGATAAAGATGCTCGTTTATTTTTATCAGCAGACACAGATGATGATAGCGGCGATACATGGGTCATCGAATCTGATGAGTCAGGAAATAACCTTATCATTAGCAACGGGACTCTTGCTGTTTATACAACTAAGTTCCAAATGTCAACCGCAGGCGACATCACTATGGAAGGCGATGTCATAACCTTGGGTGACGATGAGTTTATCAGCAATGCTACTGATGGTACAGTTTTGGTATCCACTAACGATGAGAATATGATCTTTATCGTTAAGTCAAACAATGCCGGGAATGGAACAGCCGAGTTGATTTTAGCTGGTGACGCCATCGGCGATGCCGGAGATCAATGGAAACTCACAGCAGGTGGGGTAGCAGAGGATTTCATAATCTCTAACGATACGACTGTATCAGGTACGTTTGTAACAAAACTTACCATAGCCGATACAACCGGGAACATGGATATCGCGGGCGACCTCGATATTACTGGTGGGGATATAACCGTTCCAGTAGACCTTACAATTACGCCCACAGGCGCTGATGTGCTTGTAATGGGTGGCCTTACGGTAGGGTCTGGTACGGAAGCTGGCGACGATAACCTAAGAGTTGAAGGTACGTCAGCCTTAGTCGGTGATGTTACTGTTACGGGCGATATTACCGTTACTGGCAAGGATATTCAGTTAGGTGCGGCAACTGGCGTCAAGATTTCGAGTGACGACGACGGGGCTATCACTTTCTTGGGTACTAGTGCTGGGGCTGATGAAGATTTAACAATCAACCTCGACGACGTTGCTGATGAGATTACAGTATCTACTTCAACAGGGGCGACGATGTTCAACTTGGATGGAGCGTTAGACCTAAAAGTCAGCGGTCTTGGCTTAACTCTTGGCGATGCTGGTGTTATCTTTACAGCAGATACCGATGGATCAGTCACGGTTGCTGGCATTGGAAATGGTACGGACGAGAATTTCGTACTTGACCTTGACAACACAGCGAACACGATTGAAATTTCCACAACAACCGCAGCGGCAACGTGGCTTTATACAGACATTGGAATTACAATGGCTGAAAGCACGGACGCTTCACAACCGCTTCTTTGGATGGAGAATACAAAAGACGACGCTACTTGTCCGATTGTTCGGTTAGAGAATGACCGGGTAACGGAAGCTGATGGCGACGATCTTGGTATTATTTATTTCAGAGGTAGTGATGATGCCGACGGAGCAAGTGATTTTATCACTATCCTCGGTGAAGCTAACGAAGTATCAGCCGGTGAGGAAGCTGGTAAACTGTCAGTCGGTATTAAAGTAAACGATGGCAGTATAGACTTCCTTACAATGAAAGGTGATACTGGCGGTGGAGATACAGGTCAGATCGAGTTTAACAGCGGGACTATTGATATTGACTTTCATATTGATAGCAACGATCAAGCTGATCTGTTCTTAATAGAAAGTGCAACTAACGATTTGACATTAACTCGTAATCTAGCCGCAGCGGCTACAACTGATGGTCCAATCTTGGTTGTATCCAATACAAGCGCAACAGGTGATGTAGGAGTAGCAAGTTTCTTAAATGCTGCTGGCGCTTCTGCAACTGAGGCTACGGTAAAGATTCTTAGTTCAGCCGCAGGTGTAGTTAAATCTTCGTTACTTGTTGATCATAACGGTACGGCTGGCGCAACAACCGAAGCTGCGGTAGTTATAGATACTGATGATGTAAATACTGCTGGATTGTATATTATGTCACCCTGTACTGCTGGCGGAACAAGCGACATATTCGACCATTTCGTTTTAGCGGTTGTCGCTGAAGGTGTTGGCGGTGGTGCAAATATTTACAGGAATCAAGCTACTGCGGTTGAATCACTCCTGAAAGTATTTGACGACAATGCGGATACAACTGCGATAACGCTCGAAGTGTTGAACGACGGAGACGTCACCAACACGGCGGACATAATGACAGTTGTGGCAAGCAACGCCGCTTTTGCTAAGACTGCATTGTTTGTTGATGTGGCAACTACAACAGGTACATCGTTAAATCCTGCGGTAGAAATAGACAGCGAGAGTGTGGATACGGCAGCTTTGATTATCCGGGCGCCGATAGACGCATCTGGTACAGATCCAGTTTTCGACGATTATGTAGTCGGTATTGGGGCTGAGGGCGTAGGTGGCGGACTTCATGTTTACAGGAATGTAGACGACGCAACCGGCTCGCTTGTGTACATCGAGGATGACCACGTTTGTACTACCAATAACGGGATTCTTCTTGAGGTTCAAACAGATGCAGATGCCAGCGCTTCAAATCCGGCTGTCTTGATTACTACTACAAGCACAGCACACGATCAGGCAGCATTAGCAATAAATCAAGTAGGTACAACAGCGTTATTGCTTACCGACGGTGGGGTTACGCTTAGTGTCGAGGACATTACGACATCTGCGGGTGATCCAACAGGTACGGGAGCTGCAACATTAACCACGGTTATTACAGCCGTAACAACTGATGATACCGGCGCAAATGCCGATGAGATAACCTTAGCCGATTCAGTTAAGGGTGACATTAAGATTTTCACTCTTAAAGCTGATACTGAAACATCAGGGTTGAAGATTATTCCAGCTACTTTTTCGGCTGGAACGTATATTCTTCTCGAAGATGTTGGCGATGGTTGTATTCTGGTGTTTGACGGTACGAGTTGGGTTGTAGTCGCTAATAATGGCGGGACAATCGGATAATGGTGGTACGGTAGGATAGAAGTATCGCCCTTATTAACCGTTTAAATAAAGGAGGTAGGGGCAGGCTTTAAAAGGTTTGCCCCTATTTTATTATGACAGCAATTTCCGAAGTCAGTATTTGCAATCAAGCCTTGATAGCTTTAGGAGGGAAAACCATTTCGGCCTTAACTGAAAACTCTAAGAACGCGAGGATTTGTAATGCGTTATACGAATCAGTTAGGGACTATGTTTTAACGGATCACCCCTGGAACTTCGCGCAGGAAAGAGTTGCTTTGGCGACTTTAGCCAGCACTCCAGTATGGACAGATGACAATATGACGATCATGTATCAAAAACCTGCTGACTGTTTAAAGATCAATTATGTCAATATCGGATCAGCGACGGTTAAGATCGAAGAGGACAAGATTTTATCTGATACATCCGGCTTAAAGATTAAGTACACTCAGCGGATGACAGACCCTATGAAGTTTTTTCCGAAATTCATCGAGGCTTTAGTTGCCCGGTTAGCTGCTGAAATGGCCTATGCCGTAACAAGCAGCAAGACTTTAGGCACAGCTTTATTTGAAATTTATTACAGCAAGAAACTTCCACAGGCTATTGCTACCGATTCACAACAGGGGACACCAATAAGCGCGGCTCAGGACGAATGGTTACTTTCACGAATACAAGGCGCAACAGCTATTTCAGGGAATACCGGGGATAATGTTTGGTGGCCTTTAGGGGAATAGATTAATGAATAGATTTAGAAGAATATTCACTATTTTATTAGTCGGGGCATTGGTTTTCTGTAATACCCCGTCTGCGTTTGGCGCAAAGGTAACAAGTGCCAAAACGAATTTCACCGCCGGAGAACTGGCTCCTCGTCTGCTCGGAAGAGTGGACATAGCCAAGTACAGTAACGGCGCAAAGAAACTTGAGAATTTCCTGATCCACAATGCCGGGTCAGCGATAAGGCGCCCCGGATCGAAGTATGTCGCAGAGGTTAAAGATTCAGATAAATCCACACGATTAATAGATTTTCAATTCAGCACTTCACAAGCCTATATCCTCGAAATAGGCGAATATTATATCCGTTTTTATACTGATAATGGCCAGGTTCAAAGTACGACCCATGCTATCACCGGGGCAACGGCGGCTGATCCTTGCGTCATAACGTCTACAGATCATCCTTTCCAAGATGGCGATTCTGTTGTGATCTCTACAATGGCCGTAGGCGGGATGGTAGAGTTAAATGGTAATACTTATGTCGTAGCCAATAGGACATCTACCACTTACGAGTTGACAGGGATAGATAGTTCATTATTCGCGGCTTATACATCCGGCGGTCTTGCGACACGATCAGGGGCGTTAGAGATTCCTACCCCTTATACCGAAGCGCAGATATTCGATATTCAATACGCTCAATCGGCAGATACGGCTTATGTCGTTCATCCAAGCCATGAGGTTATGAAACTTCAAAGATTGAGTGCGACATCGTGGACGTTGACAGAAGTCGATATTGTAAGAGGGCCGTTCATAGATGACAACATTACGGCTATTACAATTACACCCACATCAGACACGGGAGCGACTACCCTAGACTCATCTGCTGGAGATATATTCCATTTCGTTACTGGAGTCGCGGCAGCAAGCCAGAAACTTGTAGGCAGTTTATTTGAGGTAACAGATGGTGTGGTCAAAATTGCAACAGTCGTATCTGCTATTCAAGCCACGGGAACCGTCCAGGCCGAGCCGGACGGAACAGCCGGAGACCTTAACACCGGGCCTGGCGCGGTAACTGCCTGGGCTGAGGGGGCATGGAGTGATTATAAAGGATTCCCGTCTTGTGTGACCTTCCACGAACAAAGGCTTGTATTCGCAGCTTCTACAAGCAACCCTCAAACGGTATGGGCTAGTGTTAGCCAGAGTTTTGAGAATTTTAAAGCCGGGGCAAACGCCGCTGACGCTTTCATTTATAAAATAGCGACGGAACAGGTCAATTATATCAGGTGGTTATCATCCGGGGCTAAAGGATTACAGGTCGGGACATCAGGGAGTACGTTTTCTTTCAGTTCAGGTAGTGAAGATGTACCTATCACTCCGACATCAATAGTTGTTAAAAGAGATACGACATACGGGACTTCCGGGACACTTCCTAAACGCATTGATTCTTTTGTTTATTTCGTGCAGAGGAATTTAAAAACTATTAGGGAGTTAGGATTTAGCTTTGACACAGATAGCCAGCAAGCCCTTGACATGACGTTATTGGCTGAACATATAACAGGTGACGGAATAATCGATATGGCCTATCAGCAGTCACCGAATAACATTTTATGGTGTGTGCGGTCAGATGGTGTGTTAGCGACATTGACCCGACAAATAGATCAGCAGGTTATAGGATGGGCCAGACAGATTTCAGGATCAGATTCAAGAGGGCCGGGATTATACGAAAGCGTTGCCGTTGTACCTATTGACGAAGGCGATGACGAAGTATGGACAATCGTTAAGAGGTATATCAACGGATCTTCTGTCAGATTTGTAGAATATTTTATGCCGTGGGATTTCACAGACCAGCACGACGCTTTTTTTGTTGATTCAGGACTTACGCTTGACAGTCCAAAAACGATAACGGCAGCGACTGCGGCGAGTCCTGTTGTTGTCACAGCGGCAGGTCACGGGTTTTCAGACGGCGATCAAGTCAAGATTAACGACGTTTTAGGAATGACAGACCTTAATGACGAGTTTTATCTTGTAGCGAATAAAGCAGCGACCACTTTTGAATTAACGACATTGGCAGGGGCAGATGTTGACGGGACGGATTATGACGCTTATATATCCGGGGGAGAAGTCAGGAAGATGGTAACGACTCTTTCAGGATTGGATCATTTAGAGGGTGAGACAGTAGCCGTTTGCGCTGATGGCGGGGCAAGGCCGAACAATACAGTCAATTCTTCTGGAGAAATAACTCTTGCTTCTAAAGCTGCGGTTGCTCATGCGGGATTACCTTATATCCCCATAATTCAGGGATTACCTTTAACAGACGGGTCAGCAACAGGGTCAGGCGCGGGGAAGGTAAGAAGGATTTATAAAGTAATTATAAGGTTTCATAAGACTTTAGGCGCGCAATTCGGGACAGAAGATGAACAAGACCCAATAGTCTTTAGGGATTCATCTGTACCTTTAAGTCAGGCGCCGCCACTTTTCACCGGCGTGAAAGAAATTGATTATTCAGGGGGATGGGATAGATTAGGAGAATGGTATTTAACGCAAAATCAGCCACTTCCAATTACAGTGCTTTATGTAATGCTTTTAAGTGAGGTAAATGATGAATAGGAGAATTTTATGGCTTTGACTGCAGCGACGGGGGCAGCCCTACTATTTGCGTCTGGCGGGATAACAGCTCTAGGACAGATTCAAGAAGGTCAGCAGAGGGCTGAGACAGAAGAATATAACGCCAATCTA